AAACCGAGTGCTGCCGTACTCATTGCAGGTCAACCATAAAAATAAAGACTTCACCGATAACGATCCGAGCAACCTCCAATGGCTATGTGCTTTATGTCATAAAGTGATTGACGGGATGACTGAGGCAGGTGAGGTAGACTACAGCGAGTACGGATCGTCAGGTATTTCATAGAAATCGCTTGACAAGCCCGATAAGATGTGTCAAGGTGAAGGTCCACCAGTCCCCTATACCAAAGGAAGTAGAAATGCCTGACGTTAAGGAAATGTACGACACCGCTACTAAGCGGGTTGAGGAACTTGATGACCTCATTGATTCCGCATCTGATAGTAAGGGTGCGGGACAGCGAGCCGTTAAGAATCGGCTGATTGCTGACAACGAGGGTAATGTTAAGGATCTTGTGGTCCAGATCAGTGAGGGTTTCGCTGATGAGGATCCGCAGGTTAAGTTTGGAGTCTACTTCGGACTTCTCCGAGAGTTGAAGAATGCTTTTGACGAGGCGGCTACTGCTTACGTCGATACTCTCGTTGAGACTCGTCCCGAGGTTCAGAAGGCTTCTGATGCAGAGGTTGCTAAGGCTCAGGAAGAGCGTGGAGTTCTTGCGGGTGTTATTAAGCACCTTGTTGGAATTCTCACGGTTACTAATCCTGAGTTGAAGGATGAGTTGAAGGTTCCCCGCAAGCGTCCGGTTGGTGGTGCTCGTGGTAAGAGGGCAATCTCTTATTACACTTGGACTGTTAATGGTGTTGCTTTCGAGGGTGGAATCACTGAGTTGGCTAAGTCGATTGGTTACACTGATCGTCCCGCTGATCTTCGTGATGAGATGAAGAAGGCAGACATTGACCTCACCAATCCTCCTCAGGTTATTAACTTCACGACTCCTTCTGGTGTTGTGCTTGTTGGTACCAAGGATTCGGATGCCCCTGATTTCTCTAAGGCTGAGAAGCCCGAGAATGATGAGGATGATGACGAGACTCTCGACGCCGAGGATGATGACGCCGAGGATTTCGAGGACGCAGGACAGTCAATCTAAGTAGGTCCGTTGTGGTCAGGCCACTCAGGAAGGATACGTTAAGTCCTTCCCTCCCATAAGGGTCAGTAAGAGATTACTGATGCCACCTGATTCGTTTCGGGAGTGGGAGCCGGGGGAATTAGGTCCTCTACCTACCTAATTCCCCCTCCTAACACTAAAGAACCAGGACAAAAAGCGGGGTTTCCGTAACAACCCTGGGATGCCAAAAGAGGGACTCTAGGAAAGTTTGCTAGAGCCTACACTCTTGAGGAACATCGGCTACTAAGCCGGGGGGAAGTTAAATGGAGGATCCACCCTAACGGGTCCATTTAACTTCCTCAAACATTCGTGGAGAGGGGGGTAGAGTTTCTTGATCCCCCTTGGGAAACTCCCCCCTTCTCCCGAAGGTCACAACTAGAAAGGAAAGTTCATGGCAGATGAATGGGGACGTCCAGGATTTCCTCAAGTCTTTGTTCCTAAGTCTTCTCTCCCCGGAGTAATCCGTGAGATGAAGTTGGGAACTCGTCAAGCAATCTACGCAGTAGCAGTCAAGGCTAAGTTCCGTAGAGGAACTTGGAATGGCTGCGTGATGAATCAAGTTGCCGACGGATCAAATAACGTTCAGATGGCGGCGAATTACTTTGGTGAACCGTCCGATCTTATCGCCCGCTTCATTGCTAAGTGGGATGAAACGTCGGGGCATATCACTTCTGATGTGCAGGCAACTAAAGTCCTGATCCATGCTCTAATGGCTGCGGGACTAGTTGATACTCCGTCAGAGACACCTGTTCAGCATAAGGTGTGGAGAGTTGCCGTCTATACTTCTGACGAGACTCTCATGGTAGAAGAACTTCGTAACGAGATTGAGGATGGAGCATTCGATTCTCTCTTGGAGCGGATGGAGGAATTCTCCCTTGTATGATTTCCCAATTGTAAGAGATCCTGAATGTCCCCCCGACGTCTGGTATCTCGTTCAGGATATCGCCTACTGTAGGGATTGTAACTATGTACTACGACATTGTATATGTCATGATACTGGTAAGGGGGATAAGTGATGTGGGGCGACAAGGGAGAAGAATATCGTCCAGATAAGTGTACTCATGGTCCAGATGATGGATGCATGTGGTGCTGCCGATTATGTAATTATGATAGACACCTATGTCCTGGGTGTGGAACGGTTACCGACCATGTAGAATCTATTTGTGACGATTGTGAGAAGATCAAATGAAAGTTCGAATCATTAGTGATTGCCAACATGGATGGAAGAAATGGTTTCACTTTCATGCATGGGAGCCTTGCCGCAATTGGCAGGGTAATACCTGGATTAGATGTTTCCGATGTGGAAAGCAGAAGATACGATGAGGCGTGACAACACTAAGGAAAGAGTTGGACGCTACATCTCTCACTCCCAGGCACAGACCTGGTTGAATTGTGAGCAGAAATGGTGGTACAACTACAAACTAGGTTGGGTCAGTAAGGACACGGTCCCTCACCTAGTTATGGGGGATTACATTCACGGGAAACTTGACATCTATTACCAGATGCAGAAGTACGAAGACGGGGAGCCTCACTACACTCCCGATGAGTTGTACGATATCATGGAGCCGTTGATTCTTGAGGATTTGAAAGAGGACGGCACGAACGGCGAGCACATTTCTCGTGCTCTCAAGACCATGAATCGATACATCCGAGTCTATGCCCCTGTAGAAGATGAGGGTATGGAAGTAGTCGAGTCGGAGATGTATTTCGAGATTGAGATTCCTACTCCCAAAGATAGGACTGTTACTATCGAGGGGTATGTTGACTTGTTCTACAAGAATAAGTTTGGACTACTGATTGTTCGGGATCACAAATCTACTGACTCTGGTAGGTTCTGGAACAGTCTGCAAGTCAACTACGATATGCAGCAGACAGTATACATTGCTGGCTTGCGTTCCCTTGGTTATGACGTGTGGCGGGGTGAAGTAAACTTCCTTAACACTCACGACTACAAAGACTTCAATGCAGTCCCTATCGAAAAGATGTTCAAGACTGTGGGAGCCTCTCGCACACAAGATGAGTTGGATGCTAGTCTACTGTGGCTTGGCAAGATGGTGGATCGTCAACTTGATTTGACTGATCCTCAGATGAGCCGAGATAAATCCTGTGGCTATTGTCCCTATGCTAATCCCTGTCTCCACAAATTTAAGGGGAAAGATGATGCGGTTATCCTTCAACTCGGATTCAGAAGAAAGGATGGATACACAGAATATCATGCCGCCGAAGCAAATCAGCAAAGTAGTAGTGACGTATCTTGATGGGTCCGAGGAATCATTTGATGTCCCCGAGACTCAAGGTTTTGTTCGCAAGTCCCTCACCTACGAACCAGTACGTGAGGCCCAAGGAATTCTCAAGTGGGGAAAGGCTATTAACATGCACGAAATCTGCTGGTACACATGATGTTCCCTACTTGGATTCAACTCGGAATTGGAACCCTCAAATATAATACTCCTACCATACGTATATGGTGTAAGCGATGTGGGTGGTTTAAGGATGAGATAGTAGACGTCAGGATTAATACAGTGACCCTCGTTGTAAATAATCATCTATCTCTTTCCCCGGAGTGTCAAGCATGACTGTCGAAGAACTCATAGAACTACTAAATCAAGATTGGATTGACAAGGGCCTAGATGTTGTTGTTACAGCATCTGAGCCTGGGGCTACTAACATCTCTGTAGAAATCTATGAGGATGCAGTAGAAATTTGGGGTCGATGACAGTCACTCCTAGACCTCCCCGCAAACTCACTGGTCATTACTTAGGTGCAATCTATGGTGATCCCGGATGTGGCAAGACAACACTTGCCGCCAAGTCTCCTGATCCCATCCATATAGATACTGGTAACGAGTCATTAGTTCTCGCCTATACACCTGGGCTTGAGAACACACCAGTATATCCTGTGACTTCCCACCAGGAAATCATGGAGATAGTTATGGACGTGCGGATCGGAAAGATCAAGTGCAAGACTCTCATCATAGACAACGTCACAGATCAACAGCGTCTGCAACTTGCTCACTCCGCTGAGAAGTTAAAGACTGGCAGACTCTTTGCAGACGTCATCGTTCCCATTCAGCAGGACTATAACATTGGTACTGTGGCAATCGGAAACATGCTTGATACTCTCAAGTCGGATGCTTTCCCTGCTGACGTGCTGTTGATTATGCACCGCTCGGATATCTTTGACAAGGCTGGTAACTTTGTCATCACCCGTCATGCAGTGACACCTAAACTCGCTACCAGAATTTCTGGTGCAGTGGACTTCCTTCTTTACATGAAGAAGGATATCAACTCAATCAAGAAGGAGGTTCTTCGTACCCTTCGTGCCAATCCTAGTAATATGGTAGATGCTAAGAATCGTATAGCACTACCCGATGAGTTCCCCGCAGAGGACCTTTGGTCCATCATAGAAAGTAGGAGAGAGAAGTGAAACTTAAGCTTAATATGAAGAACGTTGGGAGCATGTTTGATCCTGTTCCTGACGACGTCTATCGATTCCGTATCACTGCAATCGAAGATAGGGAAGGGCCCGCAGGGCCATACTGCTATGTCACTCTCACAATTGCAGAGGGTGAATTAGCCGAGACTCGGGCAGTTGGTGACAACTGGAGTTTCGCAGAGAAGGCTTTGTGGAAGACCAAGAAGTCTCTCGAAGCAGTCTCAGGTGTGGAGTGGGACGAAGATGATATGGACTTCGACTCGGATGAGTTCGTTAACATGGAAGTCTATGGCCTGACTGCTCAGGAAACCTATCCCAAGAAGGATGGTACCGGAGAGGGTACTAAGTCTGTTATCTCTGAGTACTATTCGATTGCGAGTATGTCGGACCCCAAGGACATTTAATTCCACACATTCGTAAGGCAGGGGTCTCCACTCGGCTACGGTTGCTACAACTCTGTATCCGTAAGTGGTCGGGCCCCTGCCTTACACTTCTTTGAAGGGAGTGAGTGTGGAATCAATTGATGAGTTTCTATCACTCATCTTCCGACACGCACCAGATGGACGATTCTATTTCTCCAATGAGATCCACAAGACGTTGGGAAAAGCCTTCCCGAAGTGGCACAGGACGAAAGAAGACTATGCTAAATCGCTTGTTACCGAAACAGGAAAGTCAACCGATCTCTATTTCTCGCCTGCACTCTACCTCCGGCCAACACGACCCATCAAATCCAATGTCGCTGGCTCGTCAGTTGTGTGGGTTGATTGTGACTCTGGACTACCAGAATTTGACAAGTCTCCCAGCCTTCTTATTGAAACTAGCCCTGATCACTTTCACGCCTATTGGGCTCTTGAGGGCTTCAAACCTGCTCCGTACATCGAAGCAATCAACAGGCAGTTGGCATATAAGTACCATACTGACAAGTCGGGATGGGACTCTACACAGTTGTTACGCCCACCGGGCAGTTACAATCGCAAACGGGAGAATTTCCAGGCAAAGGTCACTGAACATCGTGACTCTATCCATGCCTTCGAGGTAACCGCCGAAGATATAACTACTCCTACCCTACAGGGGGACGTGTCAGAAGTTCTGGCCCGCACCGTCTTCACTCAGAAGATTAGGAACCTGCTATTCAAAGAGACCACCTCTAAGAACGAGGGCCGTTCCGGCCTGATCTTTCAAACAGCGTGTGAATTAGTCTCAATGAATCTTCCGGACTCGGAAATCATTGCACTGCTGATGATGCAGGATGACCGCCTTAAGAAGTTCACAAATCATGCTGACCGCATAGGAACTTTGACGGGGTTGGTTACGAACGCTCGCGGCAAGGTGGGTATACACGCCCCTGTAGGGAAGGAAGATTCTCGCCCGCTTTACTCAATTTGGAAGGGCAATAAGGAATTCCTTTCTGCAAAGGACGGGGAGGGGGAGCAGTTCATCGTTCAACATCTACTGTATAAGCAGGGTATTACCATCATTGGGGGAGAACCCGGTGCTGGTAAGTCTAGGTTTACAATTCAGATGTTGGATTCGATCAGTTGTGGCAAACCATTTATTGGAAAAGCAGTTCATGAACCCTTAGTGTGCGCTTACATCTCGCTTGATATGAACAATCGGAGGGTAAGAGATATTCGTACCAAGCAGCAATTCTTCTATACCGATGTGGAACAGGATCTCATTGAGAAGAACATGAACATGTTTATCCGTGGATATGGTATGGACTTAACAAACCCTGAACTTCAAGCAAGGGTCCAAGAGGATCTAATTGCCATTGGTGCACAGGTAGTCTGCTTCGACGTTCTAGCGAGGGCAGTACCCTCTATGCTTGATGATCAGATGGCAGTTAAATTTCTCGATTGGGTTCAAGCCATGATTGAATTTAATGGGATATCAGTAGTGTTTGTAACCCACACTAGAAAGACTGCGGTAGGTATTAAAGCATCTCACGGATTGGATGATATGTATGGGTCACGTCACTGGTCAATTCCTCCCGATGAGGCATTTACCCTGGTCAACACCTCCACTAACGATACTACTATGTATGTAAATAAAGATCGTTCAGGAGAACTCGGAGAGTTCGTCTATCTTTATAAGGATTACAATCATTCTTCATTCAGTATTAGGAATCTTACCAAGAAGGAAGATGTTAGTGAAGAAGATGCTACGACTGCCGCAGGACAGGGACTCTAATGTTAATTACTGATCCCGATATCCTGAAAGTGTGGCTGCGCCAACAGAAAGTGATAGCCATTGACACGGAAACCAACATCACCGAGAATGATCATGAGCGATTCCTTGTTGGGGTTTCGTTTTACTCACCGGGAAATGAACCCTTCTATCTCCCTGTGGGACACCGGGAATATATTGTTCCCATTGAGAATGCCACGTTCTGGGACTTCTCGATGGACCTCAGACCGGATGTTTCGCTCATATTCCATAATGCCAAGTTTGACCTTAAGGTATTACGGGGTGCGGGATGTGACTTGTTGGACTTCGATATTATCGATACGATGCTATGGCATCATCTTCTCGATTCTTACCGCCCGCATGATCTAGCATCCTTGGAGAAGAAGTTTCTCGACAAGGATACGAAAGCGGATCTAGTAAAGGCCATCAAGCAGATCAGAGAAGCCCGAGGGATGGAAGCCGTACCTCCAATTGCGATGGCAGTATACGCAGAGAACGACGTTATCTCAACGTATGAACTCTACGCTCTATTCCGACCGCAATTGGAGGCACAAGGCTTAATAGAAATCTGGGAGACGGACCAGAAGTTCATGAAACTTCTAGTTCGGCTCGAAGAGTCCGGGCTAAAGTTAGATCGCCCACGCGCTCAGCATCTTGCACAGCAATCCAAAGATCGAATGCAAGTAATTCGTCAGCAGTTACCGTTCGATCCTGCGAAATCCTCTCAAGTAATAACACGGTTCTTTTCTCCAATCCCTGATGGCTTAGGTCTCTCTCCAACTAAACGCACTCCTGGTGGTAAACCCTCCACGGATGACGAGGCCATGACAGCCGTGAATCACCCCGAGGCGGGTCTACTCCTTGAGTATAGAGGATTGGCTAAGGCTACGTCAACATGGTTTGAAGGATTCCAGACCAAGTGTGACCAGGCAGGATACCTCCATCCCACCTTTAAGCAGCACGGTACCCTGACCCACCGGCTCAGCGCTGAGAACCCCAACCCTCAACAGATACCTAGAGAGGGATCTGTTAAGTCTTTATTCCTACCAGAAGAAGGATGTGAGTTAGTTGAGTTTGACTATAGAGCGATTGAATTTAGACTTGCTGCGTGGTATTCTGGTGATGAGAATCTCATCGAGGTCTTTCGCACAGACGGAGACATTCATCAGTACGTTGCCGACAGGTTGGGTATTAAACGGCAGTCGGCAAAGAACACTAACTTCACCATCATCTACGCTGGTGGCCCATCTAGAATTGCCACTACCGCAGGTATTCCTCTTAAAGACGCAAGGGCAATCTATGCTTCATATAGAGAAGAATATCCTAAATTATTTGCGATTGCTGACAAATGCGAATATCTTGCTGAGAAACGCGGATACATCAAGTATTGGGATGGACGACGAAGAATTTTCAAGCAAACCTTTGAGTGTCGTAAAGCCTTTAACTCGGTTGTTCAAGGTGGAGCATTCCAAATAATTAAACGGTCAATGCTTCATCTCGAAGAGATGGGTGTGGATATGCGTAACCAAGTTCATGACTCTATATGGGTGAATGTTCCCATTGGAGAAAGTAAACAGTCAATCATTGACGCAATGGTTGACTGGACAGTAGAGAGATTCGATATGCCATTCCATGTTGATTGGAAGGTACTACACAAAGGAGTATTGGTATGATAGTACGACAAGGTATGGTTCAACAGTATGCTAACTTGAGGGATCAGACACTCCCCGATAAGATTGGTACTGCCCATAGATGGGTCGTCATTGCTACCCACAACATCAGTGAGTCAGCATTAATGTCCAACATTAAGGATGGCGAAGAGATTCATTTGGATCTTGAGAATCTTTTCGATATCAACGTTGGATGCATTGACTGTGAGGAAGTCTTTCAGGTTACCCTACTTGGGGGTAAGTGTTCCGCCCCAGCATGGGAAATGGAATGATAACTCTTTACGGAATCGACCCTGGACAGACAACTGGATTCGTTCAGGTTGATATAGTCGACAGGGAATTCATCGTAAAGAACGTCCAACACTGGAACGTTACACAAGTGAACGATTGGTACACCGAGATGTTAGATAGTCCACCGGCTATCTTGATAATAGAGGACTACATCATCCAGCCAAGAGTTCATAACTACTCTCATGAGGGGGACAAGGGGATTGCGCTTCGCCTGATTGGTGGAGCGCAATTTCTATGTCACGCGAAACCTCAACTACAACTTGAACTCCAAGGGAACTTTCGGAAACCGACCGGCTACGGAATGTTAGGTGCAAAGTATGTTCGTGGGAAGAAGGGACAGCATAGTCTTGATGCGTTGGCTCACGTAATGTACTACGCAGCGATGAATAAGTTAGCGGATCCAATTGCTCAAGTAAAAGATATCCAAGAGCCCTCTCAGAAACGGTCAGGCCCCCGAATATTCCGAACGGTTCAGAGTTCACAATGGCGTAGACCAGACAAGGAACACGGTATTGACATTGATGACAAATTGCCTTAGCCTTTGCTACCTCACGTACTTTATCTTCGCCTACATAGAATAGTTTAGTCAGTCCAACACATGGGGGTTTAGTTCCGTCAGGTATAAAGTCCATAGCTAACCCTCAGTGGCTCCGTGTGGCTCCGTCAACGTCATGGTACACGAGGCCGGGGCCCAGGTCAACGGCTCTCTACGGGTCGTCAGGGGGTGCCTCTGTCCAGGGCAGTTGCTCGCCTCGCCGCCATGTTATAGTCCCGAAACTTAGCAATTATCTCGCCCGTCTTTAAATCCTTAATATTGTAATAATCACCCTTAGTTGTCGAGTGAGCCTTCTTAATTTCGTAGCCCTTTAATTCTGCATTGACGTCACGAGTATAGCCCTTGTCCTTGGTATCCCGAATGATCTGTCCCCTCTGTCGGTTGAACGTCATTCGTTGAATAGGAATACCAAACAAGTTGGCGACTTGTTCTGCACCTGAACGATCAGGTGTCTGACTTGATCCCGGGTTCAGTTGAGTTCCCGATGCTCGACTAGCAATCTGAGCCGTGGGAATCTGCCCGAGAAGATACTCCCCCCAGTTAGTAATTGGCTGCTGGTTGAACAGAGTTCTCTGCTGGGCAATTTCAATTGGCATCTTAGCGAGTGGGTTAGCCTGGTTAACTACGTTAGCCAGCGGATCAGTATATTGATCCCCACCAAGAACTCGGTTAACGACTGATAAAGGGGATGGATCCTTCATAAACATGGGCTCATCACCCTTTGTCAGCCTGGTCATACCAGCCTGTAATGCCCAGAACGGCCAAGCAATTCCATCATCCTCTTGCTTGGGAAGTCCAAGCATTTGTTCGGTAGCCCGCTTAGCCATATCGTAGTGGACTAACTTACCTGGCCGAGTAACCATTCCTTCAAACATAAGAGGTGTGGCCTTACGCATGAAGGTGTAGAAGGGTATAGCCCACTTACGAACTTGGCGTTCAAAGGGAGTGATACCAGAATAGTCAATGTTCCAGTGGGCAACTCTCCTAGCAGCACGCTCTCCCGCTACATCAAGAGCCTTCTCATATCCAAGTCCCTTACGTAAAGCAACGCGAGTTTCTTCGTCTAGAGCGTGAAGGAAGTGAGCGAGGCGTACTGATTCTTCCCGGGCTTCGTATGCATTCTGGACACCACGAACTAAACGACTCCGTCCAAGTGCTGAACCCTCAGTTCTAATGAACCCACCAGATGGTGCTTGACGCTTGAAGATATCAACTACGTCAATACCGCTAAGATCACGTCCTGCAATAGAAACAGTCCGGGGAAACTCTGTGCCTTCCGTACGTAAAAGTCCCACAGCCCGCTTATACCAAAGAGGATTCCGTACACCGTCCATGTAGTTAAGAAAGAAATCTCCGAGCGTATTGTTGACCCAGTTACTAGGAGCGCCGACAGTAGCACTAGTCTTAAAGTAACGAGTAGCCTTGGCATAGAAATCCATAATCTGATTGGCTTCACGGTTGACTCCAATCTCCATCATTCTGTCCATAGCGTCAAACGTCTTATGAACATCCGGAGGTAAATACCAGCGAGCGTTAGGGCCCTTAGCCTGAGCAAGATCAATGAAGGGCTTGTTAAGTGATCCACCCTTAACCTCAGTTAAACCTAGCTGCTTAGCAAATGCGGCGTTGTCCGTCAAGACTCCATAATTATCCACTACACCCTGACGGAAGTTACTCCGCTGTAAATCTCGGATGAAATCCCTATGCTGCATGACAAGCATATCGTCAATGGAATCCATTGGCTTAAGTCCGGCAGCCTTAGCAGCTTCAATAGTCGGACCCTTCTTTCCTTCACGAAGAAGTGCAGTCCTATCATCCTTGAATGCCTTAATCTTATCTCGGGCTCCCTTGCGATAGTAATGGTAGACATAGTTATCTGCCTCAGCACCGGGAGGATACTTCCCTATATCAGACTGCTTAACGAAAATCTCATGGATCTTCTCTTGGGCGAACGCTTGTGCTTCACCTAAACGACCCTCGAGTTTATACCCACCTTCAATGGCCTTCGTGACCTGACGCATCTCATCCTTGGAGAACTCATTAGTTAGCGCCTTCCTAACCTTAAGAGTCCAGTCGGCGTGCTCTACAATTCCATGAGATTCCGCCATTGAGCGAAGATCCTCAGTGAATCCTGGGAAGTGGGCTCCCATCTTAAACGCCTTAGCAAGTGATTGTCCCGCACCAGTAGCACCAATGTGACGACCAGTTAACTCGAATGGCATGTAGGCAGCACGAAGTACCTGGCCAATGGGCTTGAAGTTTCCAAGATCACTTCCACCAACATGGATCATGAATCGCTTCTGTAATCCGTTGGCCAGAATCTTATCCATTGTCTCCTTCGTGGGAAGGATTTCCTCTGCTAATGACTCATCAAAGAGGGAAGCCTTTAACTCAGAACTGACTGACAACGGACCCTTTGCGGCACGAATGTTTGCAACCTTCTCACTGGTCCGTGCTAATGCCGCATCTTGGACGCCAGTTTCACCCATCTTCTTAAAGAGTTCCTGAGCGACTAAAGCATTTTGCTCACCACTAGTTACTGCTCGACCACGAAGTTCTACGTTATCAAGGATACTCTTAGCCATATCATGTGCAGACCGACTGGCATTTGAATCACTAACAATCTGTGCAGCCTGTGAGATTGTTTCAGGAGAATGAGTAGGAATCGAAGCGTTCTCCGCTGCCTTATCAATCTCTCGAAGAAGAAGATTGGACGGTTGAACCTTGTTCGGATTCTTAGTGAACTGACTCTCGTTCTCCTTCATAAGAGCAAGCAGATGATCTTGAACCGAGGGGTTATTAACTACTGCTTCCTTGGCAGCCCGAGTTAGATTGACTTCCTTACCAGCATTAAGATCCTCAACCATCTTGAGAATCTCATCAGCGTGATTAGGGATGTTCGCAATCTTAGCATTACGAGCGAGTGCAGTCTGAACCTTAAGAGCCTCACTAGCCTTCTTAAGGCGTGCGGCTACAACAGTATTGTTGGGACTGACCTTAGCGATGGTTTTGAGATCTTCAACCTGCTTCGCAAGTTTGACAACATCCTCTCCTACAGGGGCGGATGTAGCAACCTCACGTATCTTTGTGATCCGATCATACCGCGCATTTAATTGCGCAAGGAGAGCCTTAGCACCGTCGAGTTCGTCATTAATGGCTGCTCCGAGAGCATTTGTAACTCCGCCAGTTCTCTTAATTTTTGCTTCAAGACTGGCAACTCGTCGGGCCTGCTTTAAAGTCTCAGCCTTAAGGGCCTTGTAACCACCCTCAGTAGCAGATCGAATATCGGCAGCATTTCTACTAGCCTGAGCTGTCCTCTCTGCAATTTGTGCGTCAAGTGCCGCAGCGTGTTGTCCTTGGTTCTCAATAGAACCAGCGAGTTGTTCCATCCAAGGGGTTTGAGTTGCCTCAGAAGCAAGAACAAGTTCCTTAGAAGCCGATCTGGCCGCGGCGGTTTCCCGAGCCACGTTTGAAACGTCCTGAATAACATTCTCGGCGGTCCGAGCTTCTCTAACCGTCTTAGCAACTCCACGAGCAACCCCAACACCAACAACATTCAAGGGATCCGTAACAACATCCGTAGCTAAACCAGCAGCCACTCCATAAATCTTTGCGGCAGTGGTCGGAGGCTTGTAATCAGTGGCCTCAGCGATCTGACGCTGCATTAAATCAGCGAAGGAGAACTTCTTCTTCCCGGACAGAGCATCCGATGCGGCCCCTAATGGCCCACGCTTCTTGAGTTCTTGAGCGTGAGCATAGAGAGCATCAGCATTAGCCTTCTGCTCCGGGGTAAAGTTCTTGTAATCAGGATCCCGCTTAGGGTCACGAGTAGCAGACGGCCCCGTTAAGGGGTCAGCACTAATAGGCGCCCCCTTTTCGATAGCGGACTGAACGAAACCAGAAAAAGCGCTAGCGGGACGACTGAGAACGTCAATAGCCTTTCCAGCAACATCACCTACAACAGAATGCTGTACGGAGCGTGCAGTATCACCAATAACATTATCTGCGATGTTCCTCTGTAGCCAGTTACGGTGCTTACCCTTCTGATTAACAGAGTCAGCCTGAACAACAGCACCAGAATTCATATCCGACTTGAGTTGTTCAACGATCTTATTAGTTAGATCGCGAGTTTGGGCAGCCTTCTCCGTCTTGGCCTTCTCGGAGTCCACCTTAGTCTCGTCAATAAGCATTGACGTGGTCTTCTTCTTTTTCTTTGCAGTGGTTTCCTTCTTGTTCCCACTGGTATCACCGTAACGAGACGCCATATCCGCTCTGGAACGGTTTACATATGTTTCCTTGCTCTCACGAACAAGATGAACTCCACCTTGATCGTTGGCAGGAACTCCACGCCAATAGGCGAGTTTAACCTTATCCCCAGGAGAACCAGTGGGATAGAAACGAGAAGAAGTATACTCTTTAGGCTTCTTAGGGGCAGCCAAAACTACCTCCGAACGTAAGTAGGACCTCGGCCTGCGCCAGTAGAGCCCTTATTCCCACTCTTGGAGTTCACCCTAACTCCCGCAAAAGAAGACTTGGCAGGAGAAGATGCTGGAATTCCACCCTCTTTAGCTCTCATAGCCCCAGCCGGGGCAGTAGCCATAGAGACAGGATAGAAAACAGTATCAGCATTATTAGTATTGCTACCTAATGCCGAAGACTTAGAACCCTTCTTACTTCTTCCTCCGCCTCCACCTCTTCCTCCCCCACCGCCGCCTCCGCCCCCACCACCAGAACCGGCCAAAGCCTGTTGGGCAGCGAGAACTTGCTTGTAGAGAGAAGAAAGATCTTGGGCAGCAAGATTGTCGTAGTTGACATAGTTCCGGCCAAGTTGATCAGCATAGGTATTGCGGACCAGATCAAAAGACGCCAACTGATTATTGCGGTTGGTGTTATTCAACTTCGATAATTGAGCAGTCTGCTGAGCCTGAGATTCTGCGGCAGGATCCTGTAGGGCGGACTCTAACCCAAGTTGCTTTGCGATAGCAGACATATAGTTTCCAGAGTTTGCTTGGGTTGCAGCATTAGTAGCATCAACATTTGCAAACTGATCCAGAAGGTTACTACGCTGGCCTTCCATTCGCTGCTTAGCATCAATACCAATATCCTCCGAAGAATGTCGGAGGGCTTCATACATATCGGAAATACTTCCAGCGAATTGCGCCGCCTGAGGGTCAACTCCCATTAAGGGAGCCTTAGCCTGATTTTGGCGAGTGGCATCCATCCAGGCTCTTGCCTGCTGAACCCAAGGATCAACGGGAAGGGGCATTACTGTGGTCCAGACGTCCGAATAAGATTATAATTCTTTGTCTTATTCACAGCCGTGGCAGGGTTATTATATGCCCCAGTATAACTTGTAGCAACTGGAGGTGGCGGGGCCGAAGGTAATGCGGCTGGAGCCTTCTGAACAACAGTACGGTTAATAATTTGCGGAGGCTTAGCCTGAGCCGCTAACAGCGCCTTCTGCTGATTCTGCTGAATTGCAGCATTCCAAGCCGCTACTGCTTGCTCCTGTAGGAAGGAACTGATCCCTTCACCGTAGCCTTGTTCTGCCGTTTGACGTCCCCGTCCGAGACCTTCAATAAGAGAATTGCGTCGGCCTCCGATATCAGTGAGGTTGGTAGCTCTGTCGGCTCCAAGTTGATTGACGTACCGATCAAAGTCACCATTCGCCCGACCAAGTTCATCAGCGTGTGACGAACTGAACGACATACCCCTGTTGGCAAAGTTATTTCGGATGGAGTTGAGTGCCTTGTCACGATCAATCACTTCCTGAGCCATAGAACGATCGTAGTTAGTATTAACATCTCCCTCACTACGATCGAGTGAGCCAGATGTTTCTGCACCCTGACGATAAAGATCATCAATCGAACGATCAAACTCAGAGTTACTACCTATTCCACCGATTTGATTTACACCAAGTTGAGTTGGATTGAGATTAAGACGTTGGAGAATTGCCTGCCGCATATTGGCAGGATTCTGTAATCCAGCAAGGGCTTCCTGTACGGTAGGCATTAGTAGCCCAACCTCCTTTTAGCAGCCGAGATAATATTAGCACCATTTCGCTTTTGAGTATCACGAAGGGCTTCCCCTGGCCGGACGGCTGTGGCTCCCTTAAAGTTTGGTGAGTTGGAGGTACTTTTGTATACCTTCTTCCCCGTTCTGAGAGTATTAGAACTCATGGGTGTCATTTTGTCCACAACCTATCCTAAGAGAGATATAACAGCGCCGTCAAGACTAAACCAAACATTAGATCCTATGACCGGAATAACAACTCCAGCAGTTGTTATTCCAACATATCCAAAAGCAGCATTGGAAACTGTTCCTATATTATAGGTGTATAAAGGTCTATACCCTACAGGAAGGGTAAATGCACCTAAACCTATGGTGCCCGCAGAGAGTAGTCCTCTAAAGTGCAGGAAGTCTCCAATCTTACAGTAGGATACTGGAGTATTGCCTCCACCGAAATTACCCCAACCATTACTAAATGACCCGACACTAGTCCACGGAATAGAACTAATTCCATGCCTGTGGTCAGAACGTGCAGGGCCGTCGGCTATTCCTACGAAACCATCTAGATCATTAGGATCATCAATAGCGATTGCAACGGGAACCTCGAATGCACCACCAAACGTATGTCGAATAGCAGAATCATGGTGCTGGATATCTAGGCCCTGTGAAAGATCAGAGAGTAGCTGATCCCGTTTCTGTTCCTGCTGAACTCGATAAGCGGGGTGACCAGCAACTCCTGTAAGTTTATTAGTGTGGAAATCGCTCATTCAGGGTTCTCTCCCTGACCCGCCTTCATTAGGTATGTAATGTCGTACCCTGTAATCATGAATTCAAGCGTGTTACTGGTAGTAAGTTGTAATTGCATACGACGATGATAGCCCACTCCAGGAATTTTATACGCAAGAGTGCCTCTGTGATTGTTATCAACACGGAATTCATGGAAGGTACTGATCATATCTTGGTCAAATTTGTATTGAGCAGTGAATTCCGCATCAGTAATCTGTTCTTGAGTAGGCACATTGATTTCTATGGTACTAAATTTATTCCGCTTCAAACGCCAAAAGGCCCCTAGATCCCACATCTTGGTTTTGATAGTAATTATGATTGGATCAATAATTCTAGACCCTACTGTAGCATTATGTAGAGAGTAATCAGAATATGCAGTATTAGAGGGCATATCCATATCACCTAGGCCAAACCAAATTGGCCCTGCAACGTTAGGACTGCTACTTGTCTTATCGGTACCAAACCAAGTACCTCTAACGCCATTTGATAAAATCCCTTGAGTCCCTCTAAATAGTTTGCCTACAAGATCCTGAGTGGTAGCAAATACACACTCTGACCATGCATTCTGCACAGGATTGTAGAAGAAGTACCCAGATACACTTGAACCAACGTTAATCGAGATAAACAGGTAGTCATCCACCATACACATGAATCGACTTCTGTCTTCGGAACTAGTAACACTCTGGATATTGTCCGTGAATCTATCTTGGATTGGGTATCCTACGAAGTCAAGGACAACACCGTCACAACGGTACAACCCCTTATACGATAAGAGGTAAAGTAATCCCCTATATTCTAATGTGCAGAATGGTCCAAGAGCCCCCACATTCTTATCGAAGGGCTTCTGAATCCATCCAGCAGGATCACCCGTTACCGTAAGAACGTGGCAACTGTATCTCTTGAAGATGAAAAGTCTTTCCCCAAATGGTATAATATCCGTGATATAATCACCATCGCCAGGAACAACATCGAAGAACCCACCACCAGTCCAGTTACCAGGGTCAGTTACCGCAGAATAATAGACACGAGAAGATTGAAATTCTGATACCCTAATTGCAAATAAGCGGTCCTTAAAGATAACCGACCTTGAAATATCATCAGGGGGAGTACCAGTTACAGTTGCAGCACCAAAGGTTGGAGTAGCAACTGTCCAGTCAGAAACGGTCAGAGCAGTAAGGGACGGAGCAGAACCAGCAGACCAGATGTAGAGATTCTTGTTATAAAGAATCGCGCTGTCAGCATCTTCTCCAGCGGTACTGACTAGTACTGTGGTCATTGCCGTACCCACGTCTGTATCTGGATCACTCAAATAGATGTTATCACCAGAAGTCCATAGAATACGGTTGTAGAATACACCTAGAATTTGGGCTTTGGTATTGCTATCAGGATTGAGAATGAAAACCCTCATGGGCTTGCGACGAATAAAATCACCAGCATCATTAATGATCCCATTTTGTAGAACCTCAAACTCACGATCATCAATAACGTGAGGAGGATCTGTAATGTTCATCCCCTTGAAGGTACTTATGGTAAGATGCGCTTCGCGACTCTTAGCCATCAATACGACCAGTCTGAGGGATCATCCTTCACTACAGGGAAGGTTTCCCTTGCCTTGTTCTGTTGGTCGTCACGACTCTTACCGAGAGAAGCGTCAACTTCCTGCTGCAAGCGGGCGGCCTGATCGAAATCCTCATTTAGTTCCCGTGCGCGAATCATTGCCATGCGGCACACATCATTGTGCATGAAAATAGGAACTGGCAATTGCGCAGTCATATCAGAAATCACAGCAGGAGCCTGAACGTAAGCAATTACTAAAGACTTAGTGGCTGTGGGTTGGGGGTATAGCCAAATCTTAGAATCATGGAAATAAAAATGAGTAGGACTTCCACCCACATCCGACGGAAACAATCCAAGATTGTCGATTGAAGTAATTTCGGTGCGATCTAAAGGAACGCCATCCCAAGTAATCCGCCGCTCTCCAATGAAATCGGTGTTAAGAGCAAGACCTAAAGTAGCAGCGCCGTAGTTAGCGGTCTGAGTAGCCGTGAAGCATTCAGTCTCTCTCGCTATCGTCATGATAGATTCATTGACCCAATCAACTACATCGGTGACCTTAATTTGTACCTCGAAATCATCACCAAAAAGCCGTTGGACTCTACTAACCGCTTGATCCAGGTTCAACGCTCTGTCCATTCCTCTTTACGATTCCAACATGATCATCCAGCGTCACGTTATCCCCATCTGTATTGGGGAAAGTATATGACGTCTTGGGATTGGCAAGAGCGTGAGCATAAATATCTCCGGCTTCTGCCATTCGATCTTTACTAGCCTGAGCAAGTTCCTTGCGGCGGGCTTCATTATGCTTCTCAATTTGGGCGCCAACGTCATAGAGAGTAGTGTCGGCTGCCTTAATTCTTTCCTTCACAGTTTCATCAAGTTTCCACACAGAGCAAACCAGACGAGGAATTCCATCACGGCAATGCTCAAAAATAATGTAAGGTGCATCAAACGGAGAGTCACACTTGTCAGGGTCAAGATAAGCAACATCAATTTGAGCGTAATAGTCTCCGTAATTACGAATCCACTCGACAATACCCAATACATCTCGCTCAACGGTAGTATTGGGAGCAATGTGTAAGAGGTCTTGAACATCATTCAATCCTCCGGACCTAGTGCGGGAAGTCATTTCATTCCTAACTTCTTAGCAGTATTTTGATTTCTCTGACGACGTAACTGAGCATTCATGATATCACGACCAGCGTGATCAACGGTACCAGGGGTGCTAATTGATGAATCATTCATCTGACCTTTACCAGGACCCGTTGGACCCTTACCTCGAATTCTCTTGAAAGCAGCCCGTTGAATTTGAGGAAGATCAATCTTAGATTCCCTAGGCCCCTTTCTATGCGGGGCATCCTTTTTAGGAAGAGCATACCTCTTAGCAGCAACTCCCGGCTTACCAGTAATCTTCTCACTTCCAGATGCACCAGCAAACGGACTAGTCATGATCCCCTCTTATTTCCCTTACTCTCCTTCTGACGAGATTCCTTAGTCTTAGATACACTCGTTTGCAGTTGGTCCCCATCAGTAGAATCAAGACCAAGACGCTTTGCCATTGCCTTCATAATGGGATCAGGAACGGAATTAAGAGCCATTACTTAACCTTCCGATTCTGAGCCTTAGACGTATTTCCAGAACTGCGACCCCCAACGGGAGTATCTGCTGGAACCATTCCCCAAGCCGGACCCCTGCGAAGATTACCACTAGAAGCCTCACGATAAGTCACGGGGGCATTATCTTCAGCCTTATACTTCTTAGGTGGATACTTCTTAGCAGCAGGACCATGACCACCACCAGAGGCACCCTTAAGACGGTTTGCAGCGGCTCTCATAATTTCAGGGCGAGTTTGACTCCGCTTTCCTCCGCTCTTACCACCTTCCTTCTCATCAGGCCCCTTAAGACCCCTATCACTTTCTTCCTTATATGCCATTTTAGACCACCTTTTCGCTATGTCTGGGTGTTTAGCCCACATAAATCTTCGCTGAGATTCTGATTGAAACGGCATTAGCCGCGGTCCGAATTCCTCCGGTACGTTGCAGTTCCCGGAGCAGTAGAAGAACTATTGCCAGTTAAACGAGCCTTGGCGGCCCTCTGTAGGGCGGCCATTCCGTCAGGCTGAGGACCCTCTGCAATACCATTTGGATATGACCCGGCAGCATCAGCTAACCGTGCGCCAGTAGTATCCTTGCGAGAATTCTTAATTCGAGCATCAGTATCATGAATCCCCTTGGGGATCATACTTTGTGCAGCAGCCTCGCCAGGAACAAAGGGGTGAATTGCTTCGGACATTGAGATCCTTTCTGTTCAAGGAGAAGGGGGAGATTGCTCTCCCCCAACTCCACTCCCCGCAAAGGGATTTACGACTCAGTAACTCCGGTGTGGAGAACGTGAGCGTTACGCTGCTTGGTACCATACTCAAAGTAGCACTTCATCAGCCCTTCCCAGGCATCGAAGTTGTTAACCCACTTGAAAATGGAACCATCAACATCGGAGAAGTACCACGGACGCTTGCGATACTTCTTGATCTTGGTCTCATCCATGTAGAACATCTCGCCCGGAGGGCAATCAGGATCTTCCACAAGGGGAATTTCTCGGCCATAGTTGAATGGGAGAGCCTGAAAACCACCAGGATACGACTTCGTATCAACAAGGCGGCGATCAGTCTTAAGGAGACCGAAGTAAGACCGACGAACACCGAGAGAGGTGAAAATGACCGAAGTCTTCGCACCATTCACTCGGGCAACATCGCAAGCCTTAATCATGTTCAGTTCCGTAAGAACACCTGCAATTGCAGTAGTATTGCCCTTCCAGACAGGCTGAGTAGCCGGATCAAGTCCGTGAAGGATTGCCGTAGGTGAAGTGATATCCGAGAAGGAAGTCGGCTCCAGCAAACGGTTACCCATACGGTAAACCCGGGAGTTAGCATCAGTCAGGAGAGTTGCAGCGGAAATCGTAATCTGCGTAGCAGAAACAATTGCCGTGATCGTAACATCAGCAACACCAGTTGCAACTGAACCAGTGGTGACGTTCCGAATATCAATCTGCTCACCAACTGAGAGGTACTGAGTGGAATCAACGTTGATGGTAGTCGTAGCCGTGAAGGCAGCGATAACCTTTGCCAAGGCCGCATTCTCACCCTGGTAAACACCATAGGCAATGCGGTTCTCATCCTTAACAATATCAACCTTAAGTTGATCCATCTCATCATCAAGTGCAGAAGCAAAAGCCTGCGGGTTAGTCTCGGCGAGTTCCATCACCTGACCGGTAACCCGGAATCGGCCATACCCATACTTAAGAGGAACCTGAACCGCAGCATTTCCCTGCCGTCCAGCATTCGCACCCAACTGAGTATCTTCTGCGCGGTACGAAATGTTCGTATTCCGCTGGGTCCTAATCGGGAAGGTGACGTACTTACCACCAACCGTATCGACAACATTCTCCGAGGAACTCTCAATCCGCTTAACGGCGACAACTTCCTCGTTCTTCTGATCCTCGATACGGCCTTCGTACACCTCCTTCAACATTGCGGTGAGGGTAGCCATTGTTTGGCCGGCCATCTTGGTTCCTTTCTACTTTTGAGCGTTTATGGCTGTAAGTTGATCTGCAAGGAAATTTCTCACGTCTTGTCCCGACATCTTGCGGGGATCAACTCCGCTCTGAGGAACCGTTCCACTACCGCCTAATACGGTTGGAGCCGGTCGGCTACTGCGGCTATTGATAGCACTCTGAATGGAATTATTCCACTGATCAACAGCGGCTTCTGGATCCATTCCTTGTACGATGTGAGCCATAACATAGGTCTCATCGTAATCTCCGTACTTGTCGTGCAGGGCTCCTAGCAAGTCATCTAACGCTGCCTGATCCTGCTGATCTTGAGTGGCAGTATCTATCCCAGACACTTTAGCTACAAGCGCCTCAAGAAGATTCTGCTGTTGCACCACCATATTTGCAAACTCATCAGGGATACCAAGGTCTTCCCAAGGATTCTGAAAATCCGACTGACTAGTCCGCTGAGGTTCTGGTGCTCCAACCTGATATCCTAATTCTCTTGCGAGAAGATTGAATACCTGTTCGGGATCCGCGTCTAGAAGTTGAGAAACCTTAATGGCCTTCTCAACATCTGCTGCATCACCAAACTCCTTGTACGGCTTATATTGCTCATGAATTGCCTGGAAACGCTGCTGAACCCCACGATCCCAATCCTGAATATATCTTGCAACAACGGGGCGATCCGCTTCTGGAATCTTAGCCAGAAATGGGGACGACAAATTGTCAGGATTAGTTGCGAGTGGATCAGGCTGTCCAGGTAAATCAGTTCCCGCAGTGGGATCAATTCCCGGGATTCCAGATCCGGTTGTATCACTCATTGTCCATTCCTTTGTGGGTTAGTTGGGGCTGCCCGCTGTGAAATAGGACTTCCATTTCCTACAGGGGGTCCACCCATTTGGGCCTGCTGCATTTGTTCCGCTTGCATCTTCTGCATCATTCTCATCTTGTGCTCATTCCAATGCATAACGGCTTTCTGCTGAATTTCAGGAGGAAGATTACTAAACTCTTCACCCTTCATCCAATTACTATGGCCAAGATCATGCGCCTCGTCATTATCAAAGGGATTGACCATAACGTCCTGGCCCTCTTTGAACATAACGTGTTCCCTAGCAATCTGACGGGCATCAACTTGAGCATCCTCGTAGAGTTTACCGGTCTCAACCATATCCAAATACTTCAAAGAGGTGACACCGTCGATAACTCCCATCTTGACCAATTCAATGATTTGAGCCTGCCGCGCCGCCCTACTTCTTGGAGCGGCCGAACCGGTTTCTACGACGAAGTCGGTATTTCCCTTAACGTCTGCCTTGGAGAATTCCCGTGTTTCCATAAGACGGCCATCACCGACTACCTTTACCTTACGTGCTTCGTCCCAATACTCGTTGACGAACGCGAGCATTTGCTTGCCAAGTTTCTCGGTGGCCTCTTCAATTGACGAGACAGTCGGCGCGAAACGATTGTCATTCTCTTCTTGTAGGTAAGAAATGGCACTTGCAGCGGTAATACCTGGGGGAACATTTCCCTTCGTGATTTCACCTGTGGCTGCAAGATCATCCATACTCCTTGTCAATCGTTCGAGTTCATCAATAACATAACTCGGAAGGGATGGTGGTTGAACAGGTTCCGGTGCTTGGAAACCTGGGGTGTAAAGAACAACTAGGCCAGGTTCCGACGTCATCTTTCCAACATCAACTGAGCCGCGCTGTGCTTTCCATTGCGGCTTCGCCATCTTGTTCTTAGATTCAACGATCTGAGAGTGAGTTCGGTTAACTTCCTTCTGCAATGGAATTAAGTCAACTAGACTGGAATCCCCATAGAACCTTCCTGTAGGAATGTGATCTAACTTTGCAAAAGGAAATTCCTGCCTGGTGTAGGGCCATTCTTCTAAGACCTGAATGAGTTGCTTATCACCCCAGGAAACAAGTGCCCCCTGAGGGAATTTCACGCAAGGCTTACACCACATCTCAAATACTTGGACCTTATTCTTCTGCGGCATATTGGATCTAATACCAAGTGCATTAAAGAATCTCTGCTCCAACGCTCCACCCTGAACTTCTACATTGGGCTGAACGTTGACCTTCCAGTTCTGCTTAACTTCCTCAGAATCCTTAAGCATGGTATGGATAGCGAATGGCTGGCCCTCCATAGTTTCCTCCTGAATGTCAGGAACAAACATATGGAAAGCAGTCACAGGATCTAAACAGATCGTTCCCATGACACCACTCGGATCCATCTTGGTACTATCCCAATACTCCTTAAGAAAAGACGTACCACATAGCAGCATCCATTGGGCCGCCATGCGGAATTTCTTATTCCACTGCAACTCTCGAATCTGATATTCTGCAATCTGTTCTGCTGCAATAGCAGCCATGCGGTCATCATCATCCGTAGTATTCGGGACGACATAATACTGCGGCGTTTGGCGAGTGACCTTAGTTAACTCCGTTCGCACAATCCTACGGCAGATATTAACAATCATTCGCACCCGATAAGGTGGGGCCGGGGGCTCATAAAGTCTGGACAACCCGGAACTAGACTGGTTCATCCAAGCGACGTATTGACGACCAAAATAGAAAGCCATGTTCATGTACCACTGTTGCTCGAAAGCAATGCGGGACTGAACACACGCCTGAAGTTTCTGATCACACCAGGAGATTAATTCGCCCTTGTCCTTCTCTTTCATCTTAAGGGCTATGTTCTCCAGCGGAACCGGAGCCTCAATAATGTCAAGCGGTGACGTTGCCATAGTCGAGCTCAACTAGCACCTCCCCGATTCCAAGATCATTAAATGCATCATTGCCATACTCCATTTGTTCCTCTGGTGAAATGCTGACACTTTGCTCAGAGCCGGAGTTGAAGATTGGACTTGTCGTCGTCACTCCCGCGTAACTCTGCCAATCGTGTGTCATCAGTCGATTTAATAACTCGGTTCGCTCTCTTAGAGCGATTGCTAGCAGTTCTGTCCGTTCCGCTTGAAACTGCTGCATCAGGTGAAACTTCTCCTGGGAGTTCCTGTTCATCTCCCTCAGGAGATATACCAGCAAGAATCCCGACGCTAATAAGGCGGTCAGCATCAAGACCGAGTAAACCAAGAACACGACTAACATTTCTGAGTTCACGATTCTCTTCCTCCAACTCTTCCATTCGATCGACGTTCATCTGTTGAATCATTTCAAATTTCTGATATCCCGCGAATTCTGCAAGAGTCTGCACGCAGACATTGCATAACTGGATTGCGTATCCGGGACGATCCTCATCGTCAATATCCAGATCCATAATCCATTCACGAGCAAGCGATGTTGCCCGGCAACCTCTACAGTAGCCGGGCATCCTTTGCGGGGATTCCTCAATGCGGAGAGCCTCAAACATATTACTTTTCCACCTTCTCAACAGGTGCTTCCTTCACCTTGGGTGAAGTCTTAAAGGAAAGTGCAGCGTTACTACCAGTATCATCTACTGCTCCGACAAGTCTAATCGTAAGCAGACTATCCGTAGCATTGACCTCATAGGTCCTACTACCCTGTGCTCCATACACACCGACGGAAACAAGTCCTTCGACGTCCTGGGAGCTAACTTCCTCATCATTGTGGAAAATCTTGACTGTGTTCACTAGTAATCTCCTCCCATGTGGGGATCTGCGGATGCATTGACAAATTCCTTACTTATATTATCATACCTTTCACCACTTGAAGGTAAGGATGGGGCAAGTCCATGAAGATTGTCCAATGTCTCTACAATCTTCTCTATGTGCTCAGGACGGGAGCACATACCATAACGTAACGCATCACATGCGTGATCATCTTTCTTATTAGGTTCCTCCTTCGGGTTACGCTTTTCAGCAATGATCTTACTGGACCAAGTTGCCCAACGATAGCGAGCCATCTCCCAAATCAGATTTTGACAGTTCTGCGTGAAGAATAGTTGCTTATCCTTCAATGCTCTGGCTACAACGTTAAGTCCAATCTTGACGTCATTGTTTCCAGGTAAGATAGGCACTCCAGCAATAGCATACTCGATCTGTACGGATGTACCAGTAACTGGATTAGAATGAGCAATACTAGGATCCCCAACATTGTATGTGGGAGAGATTCCCCAGAAGTCGTTTCGTCCTTTGACGATCGCGGCGTGCTCAGACACGACGAGTTGGCTTTGATAATGCTCATCGAAGACAATTACCCTTCCATCTTTGTCGGCAGCACACCACAACCATGCCGTTGGGTTGTTAAATCCAGCATCCATAGTACAGAAGAAGGTCCAATGCCTCTTCATTGCCTCAAATGCTTCGGAATTCACATCAATCTGTGGAATTACATTCTCGGGGCCAAACATTTTGTAGATCAAGCCACCGATTTGAATGAATTTACCCTCACGACGGGCTTTTCGTTCATCTATGTCCATTGTAGAGAGCAGGAAGTCAATTTGTCCTTGTGAAAGGTAGGTGTTGTCATCCATTGAGGCTTCTATGACGAAGAATTCGGTATTAGTCTTAGCCTCAATGAAGATCGCGTCGTAAACCCACGTCATCCCCTCTACAGGGGTCATGGTTAGCCACCATTCACCACTAGTATCAACTAATCGAGCCATATTCTCGTTGAAAATCGCCTTTGGCGGTTCCTCGTCAAACCAAATACCGTGACGACTCGTTCCTGCGTGCTTCACCAACTCCATTTCTGATGTAGTGAAGTCCATTGAGGAACCATTAGAGAGACTTAGGATCTTATCCCCCTTGTGGAATGAATCCTCCCAACTCCCATTAACTAAGAGGGACGGCGGAATCCATTTTGCAAGCTCTGGCAACATGATCTGAACCATTCCATGCGGCCAGTCGGATGCTACTCCTCTTAATCGAACTGGTGGTTCGGGTGTCTTCCTGTAGGGATGATTCCCATTTAACCACCAGGCCGATTCAGATGCCCCACCAACAGTCTTACCGGATCGGTTTCCACCAATGAAAGCACGGCCCCTGGCGGGGCTAGTATGGAACTTTCTTTGGTGATCCATTGGATGATAACCGAATACGGATGGGCGATCCGCAGCAGAGCGCAAACTCGTAGCGAGTTCGTCCACAATGCCTTGGATTGTCAGTGGCTTTTGGCGGGCCATTAATTTCCTTTACTTATTGCTGGGACCAGCCCAGGTAACTCCAAATGGGAACAAGAAGGCTGCTACAACAGTAGCAACCTCTTCTGCTGTATATCCATCGGGTGCCGCAAATACCGCAGCGGTTACGGCTGCTGAGGCCCCAGCTAGAATAGCCTTCCAGTGACCCTTAATCCATGCTTGCATTTCACCTCCTTATAGAGACAATACAGAACTAATTCCCGATCCATTCCCGATCCCATTTCCGCCAAAGATCATTGGGAACAACCAGAAGAACAGGATCAACGCCACAATCACAGCGACGATTACCCATAAAACTGAATACCGTTGCATTTCACCTCCTTAACGAAGAAGAACAGTAATGATCAATCCAATAATACCCATAGCAACAGTGGCAGCAACTACAAAGTACCCAATCGTTTGTTGTCCACCCTTCTTATTTCCTTCCTGATTATTGATTCTTGCTGCAAGTGAATCTATCTTATCGGTATTTGCATTGACTCGGAGAGACACTGCATTGATACGAGCCTCGGCTTCGGCTCTTGGCATAAATGTCTGTGCCTGATCCGCTAGTTGGGCCCTAAACTCATTAACTGACTCAAATCGTCGTTCTGCGGCTGTTTCTGCCTTATTCACGGCTTTTTCTGCGGCAAGTAAGGCAGCCTGCACAGCCTTATCCGCTTGTATCAATGCTGACTCAACGGCTTTGTCTGATGATCGAAATCGTTCAGCTGTAAACAATTTCTGATCCTCTAGAAGTTGTCCAAGTCTTTGAATATGAACTCGAAGTACGTCTACTGACCAGCTCTCATTAGATGATTCTTCCTCCATTTATGATTCCAATCTCTGCTTCAACTCCTCAGCAGCGGCTTCCGCAATTGCCTGTAGGTCTGGCTGAGGAATTGTAATAGAATCAGCAATCTTCTGAATCTGTTCAGGAGTTAAACTGAACTCAACGGACGTGTCAATATTAAGAACAGCAGCAATCAATGCATCCATCTTAGCCTGTAGAGTTCCAGTGTAAGGGATTCTATCAAGAGTTTCCTGATCTAACTTTACCACCTTATATCCAGCACCGACGAGTGCAGAATAATCATTAGCGGATAAGAAGAAGTAGTTACTGCAATCGGCTGCCACGCAGAGCGGGGAGCCCTTATCACTAAAAGCAATGAATGCCATGATTTCCTCCTCGGGAGGGGTTGTAGGAATTTGTGGGCCTGGATTCTGTCCCCAATCTGATTTTAGGATGAGATTCTCATCATAAGCCGACTGGGGAAATTGTGGATAGGACTTGGAAGTTAATTGCTTAATAGCAACATTAGAACTTGGAATTGGGGACCAACTACTAGAAGCAGCCTGCCAAATCCAAGAAGCATACCCGGCCTTGATACATGCCTCTCCAACTAATGTTCCTCCATAACAGGGTTGACGGCCTAACCCCCTACCATCTATATAACCATGCATATATTCTACCGCCGTTGGAATCCCACTAGTAGGAATACCTTGATCCTGAACTGCTAGTGCAACTCCACAGGAATCTGGGTGACCTAATGCTCTTGATTGAGCAAGAGAAGCCCTCCCATGATCCACTCCATGATTATATCCGAATTGCCAATCATTCTTGTCAACCTGCATCACTAGACTAATAGGGAAATTCAATGCACGAAAGGTATCGTACTCCGGTTTCTTGATTCTCTTATCCTCATTAAACTTCCATCGAGATTGGTCGAATCCAGGTATAGATAAATATCTGATGCCACCTTCAACTCCAGCCGCTTTTACGACAGCAACTGGTAAATTTGCTGTGGACCAATCAAAGGCTACTGCCATGACCCTCATCATCCTCGTGTGGAATTTCAGGATCCGGGGGAGCCGGAGGAGGTAAAGTATTATATGGAACTAAGAGTTCTTTCCGAGGATTCCCTAGAGATCCCTCCCCTGTAGGTGAATTCCACCTTGGACCCGGAGGATCGGCGAGAGTATTTCCCGGACAAGCCGTTGATCGAAATGTGTAGTGGCACTTCATTACTGCATCCTGAGTAAGTTGCCCATTCTTCTTAAGTTCAGCAAACAACCATCTAACCGAGTCCATTACAATTTGACTTGGCTCATAGCCCACTCCCAAATTAACTTGAACCCCATATGATTGAGGATTGAAATTTAGACAGTGGGCACCCTGGAATTCACCTGCCATTTCCCAAATCCAACCTTGGAAAAATGTCACAACATAATTATACTCCCAGGTCTTGCCAGCATTAATCGCAGATGCCTGTAACCGAGCCATATGTTGTGCGTCGGTATTTCCGGCATATGGAGAGCCGCCTCCGGTATAATGTACTAGGAAATGAGGCGTTGGACGTAATACTCTGGAAGTGGTGTGAGTAAGGGGAACAATCCCACCTTCCGCTCTTGAAATAATTCTTGGCATTATTCCTCATGCCTCACTTCCTCGTCCAGAACATCTTGCATCATTTGTAATCCCTCGGGGGTAGCCGCTAAGATTTCTATGTCAACCCAAACTTCTGCAATCTGTTCCTGAACTTCCTTTCGTGTTGGTGTCATCGTAACCTCATCATGTTAGATCGGTTCCTACGAAACTTCGTAGGCTCTGCGGGGGCTCCTGATACTAATTCTTTAATTTGAATTCCTAAGGTCTGCCATCTGACAGACGTGAATGTCATTGTGGCTGTTAAGTCAGATCTATCTGTTCTCCACTCTGTTCTAGAACCATGGGCCGGGGAAGCGCCAGTAAGATCTGTTCCAGGACTCCATCCGGCTTCACTTGTAGATGCAGTTTGACCCCTATGGAAATGCATTGTAATTACTGCATCTGTAGCAGAACCTATACCGTTCATAGTTATAGAGGAAGTACCAGAGGTAGTTCCAGTAGGACCAAGTTTGGTATCTACAACTGTCCCGGACGGATCATGCCCTGTGCATTGAAGAACGTGGTGTCCGAATCCAATTGCAGTAACTCCGCCATCTACGTTCCAAGTGATTTGAGCCGTACCGGGGGACGCGCCACATTGGAGAGTCCAACAACCGATTGCTGAAATAGCATCGACCTGCTCTCCAATGGATTCAACCCAAGTTCCCCCAAAAGCATTTACGGGGGTAACTCCTGGTGCAGTTGTACCGTGACGGCAAATGGTTGGAACTACTAGAAAAGAATTAGCAGCAGGAGAATAACTAGCCACAGAAATGTACTGTGTAGCATCCGTACTGCTATATTCTCTACTGAGTTCTGATACACCAACTGTCATATCAGCAGGGGTTCGTCCAAAGCTTCACAATGAGGTCAGTAGTTCCAGCATACTGTGCTGCAACAGTCGTACCCATTTCCAGAACACCAAAGATATCTGCACCAGCAGTCGGAATTCCGAACAGAGTAACCGGGCCCTTGTTCAAAGAGGCATTACACATGCACGAGTTAGCAGTGTCGTAATAATCAGTGGCCAAGAACTGAATCACACCAATTGGGTTTCCCGCCTCCAAGTTCGCCCCAGTAATATCCAGTGGAGCATTATCAGCAGAAGCAATCGTTGGGTTCGTTTCAAATAACCACAGGTTTAAATCATTCTTAGCAGCAGCAGTCCTACAAGTAATGCTTGCCTGAACTAACTGCGTAATCCTTGCAGCAGCAAGTGCAGCAGCAGTGAAAGTCATTACAGTTCCAACGCGATCACCAGCAACATATCCTGAAGTAGCAATCGTTGGCGTAGCCGAAGGCTTAGCAGAACGAGGCTGGGGAATTACGATTTGAGCACCAGAACGATCTGCCCACGGAGTAACAATATCGTTATCGGCCGACATTGCTGTAGGAACTGCGGTACTAGCCCGAACTCCAATTCTCTGTGGATTACCAGAGAGTGCAGCATCTTCTGCAACTGTTCCCGCTACAGGGAAGGTAGATAAAATTGCACCTGCGGAATCTAAAATGGTAACATAAGCCGCACCAAAGTTAGATCCTCTTTGTGCAATATTATCCAGATCAGCAGAAACAGTTGCCGCAGGCACATCCTTCCGGACGAGGATAACTCCATTTCCTACAGGGTCGGCTGCTGCAACTGCGTCCTCAGTATATTGTGTTCCGCCTCCAAATGTATCAACGACCGCACCGGCAGAAGTTAAAATGGAAGAATAAGCGGCGCCGAAGTTATTTCCACGACGTGCTACGTTATCTCCATCGGTGGTAACAAGTGCTGCCGGAACGTCCTTACGGACAAACATCTCCATAGATCCAATTGGATCAGCAGCGGAGGCAGCATCCTCTGTATATTGAGTCCCACCACCGAATGAAACTATCTGGTCACCGTTAGCGTCCGCAATTGCAACCATCAACGGCTTTGAGTTGGTGAGGGACTTAACGGTAGCTAAAATTGCTCCGCTTACTCCATCTTGGATAACGGCCATATCATCTCCTAGTTCTGGGATCTGATTAGTGATCAGATCCAACACTTGATTAGTTCCGCCAGGTAGAGAACTTAAAACCCGTACGAAGTACGTCTTAGTTTCTCCACCTGGATATATTTCGTGTATTTGGTAGGAACTTCCGGCAGGGGTTAATTGATCATTGCATTCTACTGCAAGTGACCAGGTTCCATCAGATGCGGAGAACTTCTCGATCCGTCTAGCGATCGAAGCCTCATCTGAAACTCGATTCAAGTCACCGTTCAGATTAATTATGATTCTTGCCCCTGTGACCCCTATATTTTGTAGGTCATGGATAGTTCCTCCAATGACCTTAGATGTCATGCAGGCGCTCCTGACGGTCCGATGTCCAAAATGAGTATACTAGCCTTACAATTAGCTTCCCCACCAGCTTGAACAGTCCCAGCCCCAGTAACTCTCTGGGCAGCAAGTTTCCTAGTAATAGTTCCCGCCCCAGTTATGACTCGTTCTTGGAGATTCTTAGTCTCTGAAATTCCCGCCGATGCAACAATTATTTTTGCCGTGTCCTTAACAACCGAAGCCCCATCTGATAAGTACGCCCAAATTAGTTCAGCAGCATTACTTGAGAGCACAGACAGTTTTGCAAGACACATGTATTTTCTATTTGCAATTCCTGTGAAAGTCAAACTTAATCCAGTAAGATCAACAACCGACCCAACAATTCCACCGGTCATAGAAGAACTATCTACATAGGCCACTTCACCCCACGGCATGTTCCAAGGTAAACGATATTGGCCCGCATGATTCCGATAGATTGGCCCTTCTTGAAGATCATTGCTATCGAAGTAATAACTATCTCCAATATTTGGAGCAGTGAACGCAGCATCTCTAATTCCTGTAGTAGTAAATACTGGATCATTAACCGGGACGTATTTCGAACCATTCCAAGTCCAATAGATCATTCTATCAGTCTGCAGAACTAACAAACCGCTCACCGGAGTCAAAGCATCTAGTGCCGCCCTATTAGCAACTGGTAAGTATCCTGCCGCCCCACTTCCTCCTGTAGCACCTGCGGGCCCGGGGGGCCCAACACTCGTTCCTACAGGGGAGTAGGTTGCGTCGGCATATGCCTTAGTAATGTAGTTGTTCACCGTTCCGACTGCGCCGGGTGTTGGTACCACTAGGTCGAGGACTTGATTGGTGCCGCCCCCAAGACTGGTAAGAACTTGGATGAGATAGTTCTTACTTCCGCCGTGTGCAATCGGAATCTTCTCAGTAACTTGATAAAGAGTCCCAGCGGGAGTAATCCCATCATTCTCCACCAGCGTAGCGGTCCAAGTCCCGGCGGCAGTTGTCTGAACTACTTGGACGGGGGCTAAAGAATACTTTCCAGTTATTGCGAAGCCCTGGGCTAGAACTAACTCTATCTCTACAGGGCACGAAGCGATCGGATTAAGGTTGGTGTCAAGGATCGTTCCCCCAACAATTTTAGCCATTGTCCCTCCGGAATGTCAGTTGAGGCATTGAACTACCATTATGTTCTGGAAGGCTAGTGTCTGAACTAGTAGTTTCAATCACGCCCTTCATTCGATCCTCTAACTGTGCCGCAATCTGTCGAAGCACGTCAGGCGTAACGAACTGAACCAATGTCTCCATGATCATCGCCATAACTCGGGCGAGGTTGACTTGATCGGATTGCGTGTGGCGCCCCGTCATTTCATTGTAATAAGTGATTGCCTTAAGATCACCATCTTCTAGTAACTTCACCAGTTCAAGATCAGCGGTGACGTCTGCGTCCTTAAACCTATTCCTGACTGACGTCCTGAAGTAATTCATGAAGACGGGATTATGCCGCCACTTATTATACGTGGCCATTGTTACGCCACATTCCTTCAACTTAACCCGGGTGGATCTGCGGTCAGTTGGATTCAAGAGAAGTTGAGCCAACTGAAATTGCTCGGGAGTTAGAAGGTTATTTATTTGTACGTCTAGATTGTTGTTGGCCTTGTAGGTGTTGAATTCGATAGCGAGGTTTAAAGTTTGTTCTTTGGTCAGGTTGAAATACTTCTGAAAGTCATTTAAATTGGGTGGGGTTCCAGTGGAAAAGAATCCTTGCTCAATAAACAACTTATGTTCATTGGTAAGATTTTTGTTTGTTTTGTTTTGAATGTCTTCCATTTTTCCACTTTCCGCGAGTTGGTAGGGACTACGTCAAGACTACGTCCATCGCATTAAGGACACAACTCGGAGACGAACAAACGTTCGCTTTCAGCCTACTGACTGATGCGTCAGTCAAATTGAGAATGAGAATCAAATTCAAATCGAACGCATGTTCGCATATCATATAGTATACGAACACACGTACCCTTACTCAC